CGTCGCTCCAGATTTCAGGGATGAATGTTGCTGCGGCTGTCTTATTGACAATGGAACCACCGCCTACTGTACCGGGATAAGTTTGAGTCGCCATGATAAATCTCCTTTAGATTAGGCTACTTGACCCTCCCGTCTGCATACGCTTGAAAGATTTCTTCTGACAAAGCTGCATAACGATCTGGGTCAGTCTTCATAAGTTTAATAATATCAGCACGACGATATACTTTCTTACGTGAACCTTGGCCTGTTCCTCGGGCGTTACCTGTACTCGCAGACTTAACCTGTTGCTTACGGGCTTGCTTCTCAACTGCTACTGTCTGTTGTGCTACAGAGGCTCTCTCTTTCCAGAGGGAGAACAGTTCATCAGCGGCATCGTAATCATAAGCCTGATCTGCTTGTACAAACAATTGAGTCCTAATCTTAGAGCCTTTAATCCACTCAGCAAAGTTCACATCTTGGACAATTGCTGCCATCTCTGGATGCTTACTCTGTAACTGCGACAAAGCTGTTTGCTTCTTGTAGTTCTGAGTGACTTGATTAGCTTCTTGGATTCTAGGGTGATTATCAATTGCCCTATTAACTGCGGCCTGTGGATCAACAAAGAAGTCAGTATCGTCTTCTTCTTGCTGTTGTACAGGTGCTTGTTGTTGTGTGAGTTGTGTCTGGATGTAGTCATCAACGACTCCACGTAGTTCACCAACCTCAGAGCTTTGTTTACCTAGGAGCTTCTCAGCCTCTTGGTGCATCTGAACTACCTCTTGCAAGGACTTGTTCTGATACTTCTCTGGTACACTAGGCTCCTCTTGGGCTACCTCCTCTGGAGACCCTATAGGATCCTCGGGTGCTTCTAGTGTCTCTACGTTACTATCGTTAACTTCTTCCTCTAAACGCTCATCTACGAGTGTTGCTCGTCCCATATTATTAACCTTCTCCGCCTAACGGTTGTGGAGTTTATTTACGCCCTGCTTCACTATGTTCTCGTACCCACTTCATGTGTCTACCGGGGAAATCCCCAGAGGCACCGTCGAGTACGCATGGTGTTGCAGAAGCGACCCTTGTAGCGTTAGCACCACAACCGCACCTACTGGTTGTAGTACCTTCTTCTACAAATTCTTCAAAGTAGTGACCTTGATCACACTTAAAATCATATACCTTAATCACTGCTAAGGTCTTCTTTCGATTCTCTGGCTTCCTCGTAAGCTTGCTCTACAGAGGATTCTAAGTTTATTAGGTGGGCTATGACATTTAATTGTCCTTTCCTAAAGTACATATCATTAGTATCTTTGGTTGCCTCTACGGAGTTAATCACGTGACCATTTGATCCAAACTCTTCCGTGAGTTGCTTCCAACCCTCGGTGTTAAAGAGGTCAAAGTATACATTGTAGTATCTTTCTAGTTCAGGGTTCATATCATCCTAGCTTCTTTGTGTGTTTATCTTACGTTATATTATAACATATTCTGAGGTAAATGTCAAGTGTTTTCTTTGGTATTATTTACCTTTCTTACCTTTGGAGCATCTAGAGGACCCTTTGGCCTTCTTTGCTGCTGCTTTGCCAGCCTTTGTGTACGGGTATTTCTTACCTTTAACTGTAGGCATCACCATTTCTCCTTGTTAGCCCAATATGCCGCAGACATCTTACCTTTGGCTATATTCTTTGCGTGTCGTGCCTTGAAGGACTTCTGACGAGCCGTGGGCTTCTTGTCGCCTGAGACTCCCTGCTGTCCAAACCTAATGGTCTTAACCTTATCGCCTTCCTTGGCTACAACTACGTGGGACTTAGTAGGGTGACTAGGCGTTCTCTTTGGTTTGTTGAACCCGCTTACTCCGGCCCTTGCTAGCCGTGGATCCTTTGCTTTGCTCATTGAGTTTCTCCTCTAGTTCAGCCACTTTAGTCTCTAAATCTGACAAACGAGTAAATTGTCCCTTGAATGCCTCATTGACTTGATTAATGAGATTCTTTAGGTCTGCTGCTGTCATTAACATCTTTGGTTCTCCTTGGTTAAGTTAAGGGCTGATTCGTAGGACCCTGTGGAGCACTAGGAGTGTCTGTGGGGCCTCCTCCGTTACGCAGCATAGAGTTGAGTAGGTCTGCTTCAGCCTTCTGTTTAAGACCCGCTTCTTTAGAGCCAGCCATACTCTTCTTATCCTGAAGCTCAGTCTCCTTTAGGGCAACCTCAGCAACCTTAAGCCTTCGCTCAAACTCCCTGTCATCTTGGTCTCCTGCGGCAAGGTTCCTAGTGATAGCTTCAATCTTCTTAATCTCAACCTCTTGAGGCTCAAGCTGCGCTTCGACAGAGTACTTCTGTGCCCTCGCTTGTGACTCCTGAGCCTGTGCAGCCAAAGCTGCCGTCTGAGACTGCTGGAACTCAAGCTGGGCCTGTTGTGCCTGCTGTGCTGCCTGTTGAGCCTCAGGGTTAGGTTGCTGCGCTTGTTGCATAGAGGCTATGAGTTCTTCCCTGTTACTCAGGTTCATGTTATCTACGATGCTCTGGAGCAACACAGGGTACACAGGGCTATCCTGCTGCATCGTCTGTAGGAGTTGCACAAGCTGTGTAACCTCGTACTCACGAGCAATAATACCTAAGGTTGAGGTAGCGTTGAACTTATAGTCCTTCACAGGGTAGTTCTCAGGGTCAAACTGCATGTACCTATGGGCAGCTTTAGTGACAAAGGGGATTAGGAAGGACTGTTGGAAGTTAATTAAGGTGCGCTTGTGACGCTTAATAATAGCGCCAAGAGACATAGAGATGCCAGCGGCAGTAGCTTCACCATTAACAGCGCCAGAGAGTCCCGCTGAGTCAACTGCTCCAGTAGCCTGCTGTACCATCTGTTGTAAGGAGGCTGCTTGGGCGAACGTGATCTGACCCACTTGACCAAAGTTGAACGGTTGTAAGACTTCACGAGGATCTCCATTAGTCAGGATTGTCTTTCCGGGGCGTACCTCAGGCTTGGCCCCTCGTGGGAACTTAGTGGCGTCAATGGCTAACATAGGATGTATTGTGAGGCTCAAGGCATCTATTCTAGCCCTAAGCTCAGTATCCAAGGCCTTCTGGCTGTTGTAGCCCTTCTCACAAACCCCGCGTCCCCAGAACATAGAGGGTACTACGTCCCAAGGGAAGGCTACTACAGGCCTGTCCTGCATCATGTAGGGGTTTGCTTCAGCCTTCAGGAGGACGCCACCGTTAGCTATGACTACTACAGCTTCTACGTAACTATTGTCGTTATCAGATGAACCTAGGTTTTCTACCTCCTCATCCTCATCATCCATGGCCTCATCTAAGAGTTGCTTAGGGACTAGGCCGTAGTACTTCGTGAGGCGCACCTTATCGTCACTGTATACAGAGATGTCCTGATCTGGCTCTAGGTCGCTATCAGGGGCTGCTGTGCCCACGTAGGTGTCCCTGTAGACCCCTTGCTCCTGTAGTTGCTCCACTAGGTGTGGACTTACGAACTCATCAATGGCTACACCCATGGCATCCTCAATGGAGGTGGCTATAGGGTCTATCAGGAAGTTCTGAGGCATCACAGGCTTTAACTTAACTACCACCCTGTCTGTAATGTTGACACCTACGGCCTGTAGTTGACCATCCATCATAGGCTGAGTAGCCGGGGCCATCTCTTTGATTTCCTCTAGGACTATCTCACCCACCCCTGTGCCAAAGACTGCTGCGTTAATTAGGCACTCTGCGACAGCCTTACGTACCTTAGTGTTCTCAAAGTCTTCAGTTAACTTGTTCCTCAGGTAGAGTATGTCCTGAGAGTCCTTGTCTCCGTAGTTATCTTGGATGTCAAAGAACTTCCCTCGGCCAAAGGTGGCTTCCTCCATCTCAGCAACATTGGATTCTACGGCCTGCTGGAGGGCTGGGCTGATTATGCGTGAGCGCTCTGATTGCTTCTGTTGATCCTCTGCTGCCCAGATGCCACGCCACAAGCGGTAATACTCCTGATGCTTCTCATCGTAGTTACTCTGGTAGCTATCCTTCCAGTCATCACACTTGGTCATTACCCAGTCTTCTAGAGACTCATCAATCATCAATGGGTCAGGGCTATATAAGGTATCTTTCATAGTTAGTATCCCGCTACAATATCTAAGATTTCAAGCTCATCTTCTATGAACTCATGTATCCCATAAGGGATGGTCGCTAATTGATCTATGTAAGCCAAAGAGTCCACTAAGTCATCGTGCGTCAGTGGATCTGGAAACTGGAAGAGTTGATCTAGGAATCTAGCGTTCCACTCCCCCTTGTTCAAGCTTATTACACCGTTCTCAAAGCGCCCTTGCAACGCCCACATAATACGGTCTGTCTTCTTCT